GCTTTGTTTGCTGTGATGTGCCCGGCTGTGATGCCAAGGCGGGTGATGTGGTGGTTATAAAGGCTGAGTAAAAATGTCTTTGCTGCTTGCGCTGGCTAGTGGCGACGTCAATCAATCCGGCGTAAAGGCTAACGTACTTTTCACCGGCAAAAATGGTCAAGGATCAATTTTTGCTCTAGGCGCTAAGGGTGTTGTAACGCTCACCGGGAAATCTGGCAACGGCGTTGTTGGATTTGCTCAAACTGGCGTTGCTGGCCGGCTTGTTTTCACTGGGAAAACTGGTAGCGGCGTAGCTACCGGCAGTGGAAGTGCTGAACTTCCTAACGAAATAGAGCTAAAACGCTGGTATGTCCGCCGCAATAATCGTGTTTACATCTTTAATAGTGCTTCTGAGGCCGATTCATTTATTGACGCGGATAACGAGGCAAATCAAGCAATTGCAAATGCGCAAGCCACAAGCAAAGCCGCCAAAAAGAAGATTCGACGCAAGATATACGATGCAACAGGATTAGAGCCTGAGTATGTATCAATTGATGCTGTGTCGGGTTTGGTTGACCTATACGGGCTTCAATTCGATATTCAAAACCTGATTAAAGAACAAGACTTTGAAACATTCATGCGCGTGGCAATGATGGCGCGTGAGATTCAGGACGAGGAAGATATTGAATTCCTCCTATTGGCGTAGTCATTACCACGATTGAAAATAAAACCATGACAGATCAACAAATTGCATTGCGTGGGAAAGAAGCTGCGCAAATTATTGAATCTGAGGTATTCAAAGGCGCGATTGGACAGCTCAAAAGCTCTGTAATGGAGCAATGGAAGCAATGCCCGATTCGAGACCGCGAGGGACAAGTATTGCTATTGCAATTGGCCAAATTAACAGACAAGTTTGAGTCTTTATTAATTGGTGCTATTGAGCAAGGTAAATATGCAGAACGCAAGATAGAGATGGACGCGCTACGCGATGAATCTAAGGCTCGTAAGGTGTTGCGCAGGGTTGTAGGCTAGGCACTTAGCCATTTAGCGAACGCAGAGATGCGCCGCATGCCCTCTTAGTGCTGTGAGGGGGTATTTGATAGAAAGCAGACAATGGACGGACAAGCAGAAGCACCCGCATCCTTGGATGATTTGGCCGCAATGCTGGACACTCCTGAAGAGGAATCCACCGAAGCAGAGCAGCCAGCCGTAGAAGGCGAAACCGCAGACGAGCCAACCCTCGAAGAGGATACTGGCGAGGAAGCAAGCGACGAACAGGATGAATCTGATGATGAATCAGAGGATAAACCTGCACCCGTTGAAAAACTGACCATTAAGGTCAAGGGCGATGATGGACAAGAGGAAACACTCGAAGTAACACCCGAGGAAGTGGCCGCTTCATATTTACGCCAAAAGGACTACACCAAAAACACTCAAGCCCTTGCGCAGCGCGAGACGGAAGCGGTGCAGTTCATCACACAAAAACACCAAGAGATTCAAAGCCAATACCTCCAACAAGCTGAAACGCTGCGGGAAGCTATCGTTGGACTGGCTGGGATCAAGTCGGAGGATGAGATGGTGGCATTAGCCACGTCTGACCCTGCGGCATGGGTGGCAGAGCAACAGCGACAACGACAGTTGAACGCCTACCTGAATAGCATCAATCAAAAGATTGACAGCGAAAAGCAGGCAAAAGCTGAAGCAGAGCAAAGGCAGGCAGCGCAGCTCATCAAAAGCATGTATCAACAGAGCTGGGATGCGCTAAGCAAGGAAGGCATCGACAAACCAAAGTTGGCCAAGATTTATGAGTCTATGGCTAAAACCTACGGATTGAGCGATAACGAACTTGGCACGATCTACGACGCTCGATACGTCAAGATCATGCGCGATGCTGCGGCATATCAAGCACTGAAGGCGCAAAAACCAGAAGTGACTAAGAAGCTAGGAAATGCTCCACGCCTGCCATCCAAACAAACACCGCCCGCACAAGAGCGCTTGAACCGAGAGCTTGATAACAAGTTCAAATCGGGGAAGGCAAAACTATCTGATTTAGCCGCTTTGCTGCGGTAAGGAGTAAGAAATGGCAGTTCCAACCAACCTATATCAGCGTGATTCCCTCCGTGGTGCACGCGAAGACCTGATTGATAAAATCTTTCAAGTCTCCCCAGTCGAAACCCCGATTTGCTCTGCCGCCGGCAAAGTATCGGCAACTTCGGTTTTCCATGAGTGGCAGCGTGACGCGCTTGCCGCCGCCAACAAAGACAACGCACTGATTGACGGTGACGACACTACTCTGAATGCGCAAGTTGCGACTGACCGCGTGGGCAATCATTGTCAAATTTTCACGAAAGTGCCCGGTGTTTCTCGTCGTGCCAATATCGTGAAAAAAGCAGGCCGTGGCTCTGAGTTGGCATACATCAAAGCCAAGGCAATGATGGAACTCAAGCGCGACATGGAAGCCGCTGTTGTGTCCACGAACCCAGCAGTTGCATCCACCACTTCCGTGGCTGGTAAGCTCGGCGGCCTGGCTGTTCAGTTGTATCGCAACACCTCGCACGGCGCTGGTGGCTCGACCGCATCTTGGACTTCTGGTGCTCCAACGACTGCGCCAACGGCGGGCACTGGCCGCGCCATGACCGTGGGATTTTTGAACACCGTTCAACAAAACATCTTCACAAACTCAAGCGTGCAGCCTGACATGATCGTCATGGGGCCAGCTCATAAGGCTGTTTTCTCCACATTCACCGGCATTGCTCAAAACCGACTTGACGTTGGTAAAAAGCAGGGCGTAGTGGTGACTGGTGCAGACCTGTTCATTGGTGACTTCGGCACGATTCAAGTAGTTCCACACTACCTGATGAGCGGCGCAACCAATGCGTATGTCCTTAACATGGACTACATCGACGTTGCAACACTGGATGGCGTGAAAACCACTGATCTTGCAAAAACTGGCGATAGCGATAAAATCCTGATCACAATGGATGCTACGCTTGCTGTCCGCAACTCTGACGCGCAAGGCAAGATTGCTGATTTGTCAGGCGGTTAATCACGTTGTTGTGATATTGGGGAGGGCTTCGGCTCTCCCTTTTTTTGGTCATTACTTACCCTGAAAATACCACAAAGAGGCGAATATGACACCTATTGAATCATTCTCCGTAGATCGTGGCATTGATGCATATGGCAATCGGCACACTGTCCACGTTGATAACGATCAGCTTGTGCGTCAGACCACATTTGACGCGGAGCCGCTATTGAAGCAAGCCCATGATGAGCGTATCGCAACCCAAGGCCAGCGCTGGGGGCAGGGAATGGGGACTAAGGTTGGCTCTATTCCTATGGCTGTATACGCTCAATATCTCGCCATGCCATCAGAAGACCGCCAGAAGTTCCTTTTGCAATGGCTTAGAGAAAACCCAGCATTCATTACTTTTGATAAATTCAAATGAACTACACAGAACTCAGACGCGAAGTAGCAAGGCTGCTAAATAGGGCAGACGTTACTGCTTTTGTACCTGACTACATCGAACGCGCTGAGGCTGTTCTATTTCGTGAGATAAATGCGCGAGAAGTAGAGACATCTGTAAGCGGAACCGCTGCTTCAACAATATCTTTGCCCGTTGGATTCCATCAACTCTCACGCCTGACGATCACAAGCAACGGATACACAGAAAGTTTACCTTACGCCATTGATAACGCATTTGGCGAATCTGATGGCATTGCTAGAAGTTTTACTTTAGAAAACAATCAGATCAAAATATCTTTTGCGCCAAGCGGAACATATACGCTGTATTACTTGGCTGGCCTTTCTCCATTGTCTGATTCTGTATCGACAAATTGGATTCTTGCAAACGCTCAAGATGCCTACGTTTATCAATCTGCACTAGAAGGTGCGAGGGCAATAGCAGATCAAGAAAAAATCTCGATTTACTCAGTCGCAGCGCAGCAAGCAATTCAATCGGATAAGAGTTTTGCCGAAAGAAAAGGCCAGCCCGTTCGCGGTGTCCTTCAAATCAAACCATTTAGAGGCTAATCATGGCAATCACCAACTATTCAGAGCTTAAAACCGCTGCTGCGACGTGGTTGCACCGCACCGATCTGACGGCGAATATCCCTGACTTCATCGCAATGGCTGAATGGAGAATGGCGCGTGACTTACGCATATCTCAGCTACTGGCAACGACAAATTTAACGGTTAGCGCAGGTGGAAATACGGTGGCGTTACCTACGGGCTTTCTATCGCTTGTGAACTTGGCTATCGCAGGCGGCGCAGAACTTCAATACGTGCCCCCTGACACGATTGACCGTCTTTCGGGTTCGGGTGTGCCTTGGGTCTATACGATGCTGGGAACTAACATCCAAGTTGCTCCAACTTGGACGGCAGGCGGTAATCTAGCCACTACCTACTTCAAAAAAGAAACCGCGCTTAGTGATTCAAACGCGACGAACTGGTATATCTTGAACGCTCCCGATACCCTGCTTTACGCTACCTTGCTAGAGGCCGCTCCGTACCTCATGAATGATTCCC